AGCGTACTCTCCAGCAGTGAGTGTGTAGTGATGAATGACGTTGTTGTAGTCAGGGAGAATGATTGACGCGGCTGTGCCGAACGAACCAAGCTCTTCGTAGACTTGATGTAAAGCTCGATATGTGTTTGACTTTTGGAATACAGTTTGCATCCGTCGAGTCACGTCGTCTAGCCAAATTTTTACTGGCTGGAACTTGGCAAGATCTGGATCTGACGTTGACAATCTAAACCACGGTCTAGCCGGTGATGTTGCACCAGCCATCATGCCTGCACCAAGGATACGCAAAGCGCGTGTCCCGGTGTTGTCATAGATGTTGTTGTGCCTTTTTTGCCCCTTATTCCTATCTTGCACAAAGAAGCGGCCAGAGCGTGGTAGCAGGTAGCCAGAGATTTCCTGCCAATGCGAGTCCCATGTGGCTCGCTCAGATTTTAACGCGCCCCACCTTGTGTATAGCTTGTCTTTTTTTACACTCGGCCCGTGAGACCGACTGTCTTTGTATGAATCCATGTTACATGCCTAACAAGTTTGAACCGCCTTCGCCGCGTTGACGGCGGATTGATCGGCCTTCGCCAAGCATAGAGTCCCCCTCTGACGAAGCTTGCTGTTCTTGCTCAGTTGCTAGGTTTGTTGCAGGAGCACCTCCGCCTTGAGCAGACATTCTTGCTCGACTGCGCTGTGCGTTATATTGCGCTGACCTCGACTGAGAGCCGTACTCTGGCTGTGCCGCTGTCTTTGAGGTTGACTCATTAGCAGAACGAGGAGTGCCCCCACTGTAGGTTTGGGCGGGAGGCCCGTCATCAAAACCTAAAACGTTGGAGACCAAGCTAACGACACTACGTACTACACCCATGACTAACTCCTTAAATATGCTTACCGTAAGAGGTTCCAACTTCTTGATAACCCCTGCCCAAAAAATTAAAAGGCGGCTGGCCCGCTCTCATTGAAAAAACCAACATGTAGGCACCGCCATCTTTTGCCGCCCTTTCAATCGTGAACAACATCTTCCCGCCAACAAAAGACCCTCGATGCTCCGGGTCAAGGTACAAAGCCTCAACCGTGTAAATGTCTCGACCCATGTCCCACAAGGAGCCACCGGTAATAACAATCGCATACCCGACAATCTTTTCATCTGACTGAGCCACAAAAACTTTACAAAACCCAGCATCGATTAGCTTTCCAATTTGCTCAAAGTCCGCATTCAAGCCAAATGATTCGCCCGTCTCCGCCCAGTTGTCGTTGATTAACTCTCGAATCGACGGGATAACCTCCAACAAATGCGCGCCGTCTTTTATTTCATTAACCGCCAAGCAAAGTCTTTCTACCCATCTTTTCGATTGGGTCACCGCCTGCGCCAGTTAACAAAGTAGAACCGGCTTGCTTGCCAGCTTGTTGTGACCTAGATCGATCCATTGCCGCACTAGCTTTGGTGGCATTAGATTTATTGAGAGCTTGCTCCTGCAACTTCTCCTCTGCGGCCATCGCCGCTCGCTGTTCGTCAGCCGCTTGGCGTTGCATTTGGAGTTGTTGATCCTGTTGCTTGCCCGCTTTCTGTCCAGCGTAGATGCTGTAGGCCGTATAGGCAACAGCCGCGTATGCAGTAATCACTCCTGACATTGTAAATTCTCCAAAGTTGGGTTGACCTCAAAAGCCTGCCTGTAATCCAAAACGACTTCTTGGTCTATGTCTATTTCGGTTATCGCATAAACATCAATGCCGACCTCACTCAAACGAAACTCTGCGTTTGGGAATGGGCTGTGATTTATAAAGCGGCCACCAATAGCTCGCTTATCGTTTACTCGTGCTGGGCAGATAAACTCGTTGGCTCGGATGCGCTCAGAGGCAAACAAACCCCGGCCATGTATTAGTGACTCCCCAACCGACACCTTTTCTAGGCACTCATCGGTTACGGTCAAATCATCCGTGTAATTCATTACCGCGTCTAATACCGCAGGTGGCAGTCGGTACTCGACCGCGAATCGATCAAAGTCAAACTGAGAATCGGTTACAAAGCTATTTTGCTCAAACGACTGCGCGGTCTTTCGTGTCTGCAACCGATCATGCTCACGCGTCATTTGCCTTTCGACATCCTCAACCCTCTCCATTTCGGTCTTGAATATCATTGTCCAGTGAGTGTCGGTGTGGGTTATACCGATCCGCTTATTAGACTTTACCGCCGGGAGCACATGGTGGCCTGTTAAGCGCTTGACCCCGTCATCTGTGGTTACCGTAATATCACCGGCAATGATGCAGACCGTATCTACCTCTAACTCAGCGCCTGTTAGCACAGTCCCAGCAGGGATAAATATTGTGCGAGCGCATAGACCACCATGTATTACATGCGTAGTCTCCAGTTTTAATTGGGGCAATTGGAGACCAAGTTTCTCAAACTGGCGCACTGACGCTGGGTCAGGCATAGCCTTGAGTATGTTGCGCGCCTTGTCTGGGCTAACAGTTAAGTCGGTCATGTTAGGAATGTATCGGTTGCGTCATTTGTTATGGGTGCTACATCTTGCTGTACGGGTCATAATCCTTGCCCCCATCCCTGCGATTCATCATGTTCCACACGACGCTACGTTTTGGCGTGTCAATCAAACCCAAGACAAAAGCGCTGGCAAAATCCGGTGATCGGCCTATCTTGGAAAGTATTTCCTCCCTGCTGGACACATAGATCGTTGACCCAACCAGCTTCCATGTCGGGGCGCACAGGTCGGCCAGTAGATCCTGAGATGGAGGTAGGGCAATGCCATTGTTGGCCGCAGGATCGAGCGCCTCCCTAAATTGCCAATACAGTTGACTTCTCAGATTCCTGAACCTAAGTCGGCCAGACTTGTCTACCGTTGTGGCTGACTCTGCAACGTTGACCCCAATCACCTGCTGGCTGGCCTCATTTAAAAAGTCGTATGGGCTTGAGCCAACGCCAATCACGTCGATATGGATGACGGCTCGGTCTCTCATTGCCGCAATGACCAACCCAGCCGTTGTTGGGCCGTCTGGCGTCTGTGAGCCTGCGTAAACAATTGGCTCATCGAACCACATGCCGTGACGCCTTGCAATTATTGTCTTGTCTTTGCCTGCTCTAGCCACATCGACGCCAAGGCTGTCCATCGCTGGAATTACCTTTGGCTTTACCCACCTATCCATCGCGGCCTCCACCCATGATGTTGGGATAACCTGCCAAGGGTCATCTTCCATACCGGCCTGAAAGTCGCCGTGTAGCATCTGCGAGCGCAATGGCTCAGGTAGTGATTGCAGTTGAGCCATGTAGCCAGTCCCCATTAGGTACGGGTTGTCCGATATCTTGCTCGGAATAAAAGTTCGGCTCTGGGGCTGGATCACCTCGCCGTTATGCTCAAACGTGTCGCCTGAGTCAACAGCTAGGTCACGCCCCTCGATGGACGCATACCACCTAAGCTCTCCGGGCTTCGCAGGGTTCGGGTGCTTCTTGTCCAGCCACGGGGCAAAGAACTCCACGATCCACCGTCCCTCGGCAGTTGTGGGAGGGTTGAACGTCATTAGAGCCTGACAGGGCTGATTTGGGACAGTCGTCCGCAACCAACCAAGCAAGAAGCGGACTTGTTCTTCGCGCATGTTGGCGGCTTCGTCAAAGACCAGCAGGTCGTGTGGCCGACCTTGGTACTTCTTCTCGTCACCGAGGTTTGGAAACGAGCCAAACTCAATTTGCACAGGCACATTGTCGTTCCGCTTAAATCTCCATATGTTGTCTTTGCCGTTAAAACCGTTTCGACTCCCAAGTAGCTCACTAAATCGATCTACCAGCCCGACAAGCTCAGTCCCGTTTAGCCGGAAGATGCCGATCTTCCTGTGCTGGGTGAGGCTTTTGCCGCAGGCCAGATCAGACTTCCCGCCGCCAGCCGCACCACCGTAGCCAATGATTGTGGCTTTGCTCAGGTAAGCCATCTGCTGTGGAGCACCAACCGGTCGCCACAAAGTCCTATCTGCGCGCAGTAGCCTATCGATCTCCGCAACCTCGTCGGGAGTCAATAGCTTGAGCGCCTCCTCATCAATGTTGCTTAGTTCCATCCGCTCTCGCCTTTGCCGCCATTAGTATGGCTTTAATCTTGGCCGCTCGTTCTGTGTCGTCGATCTCAATAGCTCCACCGTCCGCACCAGTTAGCTCAGTTGTAATCCGGTCGCCGTATTTTTTGGGTAATTGCTTAGACAATATCCATTTCCGTGCGTCCACCATAAGCCGCTGATGTTGCACCGCACCATTGTCGATGCGGCCACGGTCATCGGAGGGAGGTATTTTGTCCGCAATCTCCATCAACTCATCAGCCATTGACTCAAGCCCCACCTCGCGCGCGGCGCGATATTGCTCCCGAAAGATCTGA